TTGAAAATATATTAAGACGTCAAAAGACAGTGTTAAAACAAGTAAATAAGGAAGTAGAACAGCATAAAAAATCAAAGATAGATCCGAGATGTTTTACAATTTTAGATGATTGTTTGTACGACCAATCATGGACGCGTGATAAAATGATGAGATTATTATTTATGAATGGTCGTCATTGGAAGATTATGTTAATAATTACTATGCAATATCCTTTAGGTATTCCTCCGAACTTAAGAACAAATATTGATTATGTATTTATATTACGAGAACCATATTTAACAAATCGTAAGAGAATTTGGGAAAATTATGCGAGTATGTTTCCCACATTAGAATCATTTTGTAGTGTAATGGACCAAACAACTGAAAATTATGAATGTTTGGTTATTAATAACAACGCCAAGTCCAACAAATTAAACGACCAAATCTTCTGGTATAAAGCCGAAAACCACCCTCCATTTCGATTAGGTGCGAATGAATTTTGGGAAATGTCAAAGAAATTAGGGTCTGATGATGAAGATGAAGCATATGACCCAAGTAAAGCCAAAAAGAACAAAGGACCCGCTATAAATGTAAAAAAGAGTAAGTGGTAAAATAATATATTTATGTAAATGCGTAAATATAGTATACAAAGTGGTTACGGGTCATATAGACTTTCATCAACTTCTATCTCATCATCTGAATCGAAATAGTCGGTTTCATATAGGTCATCTGTTGGTATGTCGGTTTCACGAATAAGTTCGTTTAATCGGATAGAAAACTCTTCATTGAATACAAGTGATGTATTGTTACTAATGTCAGCATTTTGCTCGCCCTCTACTATGTCGTTATCCATAGTATCATATTTTGTAGAAGGTTTTACATATGGAACCGGTTCGGTCCTACCATTGAGAGTAATAAACGCCGTATATCTTTTTCTATCTTTAAACACAAAGATTTTTCTGCCAATGCCAGGACATTTTTGAATAATATCATTCATTTTTGTTGACATAAGTCTATAATTCGTTATTCGTTTACTAAGATCAAAATTGTATTTATAATGAATATAATTAGTTACCGCCGATTTAAATGTGTTAATTAAAATATCGTTTGGAAAATCTTCGTGAATATCCAAGTCTATAAAAAATTCACCAATCATATCATAAATGATCTCCACAATCTCATCTGAATCTTCATTATCAACAAATTGGTTGATATATGTATATCGAATAATGAGTTTATGATTTTCTCCAAATACATCAATGTCAAAGTCAGATATAAAAAAATTATGCACTACTTCAGGAACAATTGAGAATCGTTCTTTCATATAAAAATAAATATTATACAAGTTGCTCTTTGAAAATACAACACCACTATATGGATTCTTTGGACTGAGTGGTTCTGAATGAAACATAGGGGAATTACAAACAGCTGCGATTATAATATGCGAAAGGTCTTGCAATGTAAATAGATATGTAATATCATTCTCATATAACTGGATTACATTTCGTTGGGTTATTGAGATGGGTGCCAAGAATAAATCATGGTCTACTTTATTTTTCGAGTACCGTTGTTTAATCCGTTTCGCAAAATTCGCAAACCCCCAGTATACTTTTTGAATCTCACTAAAAAAAACTAAAAATAAGTTTTGATTTTCTGATGAAACTAAAAAATTGTCACCTATATTTTTATCAAGTCCTTTAAATTTCGATTCATTTGATAATACAAATATACATTTCATAAAATCAGCATGTAAATTCAGTTGATTACCAAAAATATGTTCCATATATGAAATACGACGAATTGAATCGTCCAAGTGAGTACCAATCATTTTGGACGTATCGACATTAATATCGTGTTCGTATTTTACATCACGTATAAACAGTTTGTGTGCTATATAGGTAAATGTTTTCATGTTATCTATGTAATAGACAAAAAAATATTTATATCTTTTCCATATAATATATAACCTTATTATGTTAAAAATCGCTCATCGTGGATATTCAGCCAAATATAAAGACAATTCAATAGATGCGTTTATAGGTGCTATAGAAGAAGGGTTTGATATGATAGAACTGGATATACAATTATGTAAAGGTGACGAAATCGTCATATTTCACGATACTATGATTCACGATAAAGAAATAATAGATATGACTTTAACAGAATTAGAAGAATTAAGTATAATATCATTGAAAACTTTTTTGAAATTAGTGGATACCTCCCACATTGAAATATATTTAGACCTAAAAGGCTCAGTTAAAATTGCAGAAAAGTTAATAGAGTTTATACATAAAAATCCAAATGATGTTTATTTACCAAATGTATTGATAGCCAGTTTCAACAGGAATATGTTACATACAATTAAAAAGAGCAATATTCCAGTAAGATTAGGATACATTACAAACAGTAATTATTCAGAACACGAATGGAATATGCTAACATATATAGTAGATTTCGTGTGTATATCAGTAGAACAACTGAATAATGAAACACTTAGTTATTTACATCACTTACATAAGACAGTGTTTACATATACATGTCATAATGTGAATGAGTTGAATTATATACAGAAATTTGATATTGATGGCATAGTATCAAATATAGCGATTGAATAAATTATCAATAATAGTTTATTCAATAGTCAATGTAATATTGTCGATGACTTAATCTTCCTTTTTACTGTCATCTGTAATATCAAGTTCGTCTGTTAACTTAGCAGATTCAGCTGTATTTACCTCACGTGATTCAAAATCAACGTTTTCGGGAACACCATTTAGATTACCCTCTTCATCGATTGATTGTGTAAGAACATTACCACTTGCCTTAGCTTTTTCTATATTTTCCATAATAGCTTTCTTTTTTGTTTCACGAACACGCTCTTCAAATTCCTTTTTCGCAAGCTCTTCATTTTTCATTTTCTCTGAGTGTAGCGCATTTAGTTCCTCTTCCATATGCTCGACACGTCCAGTTTTGTATGCATCTGGGTCCCAAGGAATCCATACACCAACGGGACCTACGTAAATATCATGATTAGGGTCACTTTCACGGAGTTTCTTACACTTTTCTTCAGCCTCTTCTTGATTTCCAAATACACCACGGATCTTAAGTCCACGTACTGATGTTTGGAATGCGTGCTCGCGGTTGAATTGTTCATTTAGTTTATCTTCCTGCTTATCTAAGAAGTTCTTGTAATCATCTTCAATACCACTTTTCTTTAATTTATCGGATTCTTCTTTCACAAAATCATTAAAATCACCGATTAATGTCTCCACGTTAATGTTATGTTTATATGAGATGAAATGGATGAATTCAAAATATCTTTCCATAGATTTAGAGAATTCCCAGTTCTTGATGAACTGATTGAATAGATATACTTCACGTTTTTGTAAGATTTTTTCGGGAGACACGAATGACATACATGCGAACTTTTGCCCGGCAATATTTTGGTCTTCATCACATAGATCGACATATTTAGTATTAATTGAACCGTCATCATTCATTTTTTTTTCAAATCCAGACATTTTAGGAATATACAAAATATAGTATTGATTATTTAAGTGATTTCAAGTATTAATATTATTTTTTTTGTTAGGGTATAATATAAACGAAATGTTTGATTTAAACGAGTTAGTTAAACGTGCTATTAAGTACTTGATTGAAGGTTTAGTGGTTGCCCTTGCTGCTTTTGCGATCCCTAAGAAACAACTTAATGTTGAAGAAATTGTTATTATTGCTTTAACGGCTGCTGCTACATTTAGCATTCTTGATGTCTTCATCCCAGCAATGGGTTCTTCTGCCCGTGGTGGTGCTGGTTTCGGTATTGGTGCTAACTTGGTTGGTGGTCTTAAGATGGCTGCATAAATAATATAATTTTATTGAAATAACTATATAATTCAATAAAATATTAGTGATAGAACAGAGTATAAAAAGAAGTATAATATATATTATAATGGATACACCTACAACACAAGAGTTAAACGATGAAATTAACACACTCCGTCAACAAGTCATTACATTAAAAACTCGTCTTGCGAAATATACAAATAATGAAAGACATAAAAAATATTATGAAAACAATAAAGATAAGGTTAAGCAAAACGCAAAGCTATATATAGAGAGATTGAAAGAAGAAAACCCAGAAAAGCTAAAGGAATATCGTAAGAAAGCATATATAA